ATGTTCCACCTCATCCCCACGACCGGCGTCACCACCAATGCAGACCAGATCAAGGACGAGCCCATGCTCTTCTCGGCTGACCCGATATTCGCCCATGCCCACGGCGGCTCCCTGACCCGGTACGTCCTCAACGCCCTCACGTCTCGCGGCAAGATCAACCCCGGAGAACACGTCGTGATCGACACCCGGGTCCACATGCTCAAGCCGGGTTGGATACCGGCCATCGGTGGTTGGCACTGCGATGCGATCCCACGGGGAGCTGACGGTCAGCCTGAATTGGACCACCCGGCCATCGACGGCATCCGGCACTACGTCTGCGTCATCGACTGCGGCACCGGCTCCCTCACCGAGTTCTTCCATGATCCCGAGTTTACCAAGGGCCTCCCCACGAAGGCCAGCCCGGGCAAGAACCTGTGGGGCGAACACTCCGAGCTGATCAATAAGCGGCTGGAAGAGACCCGGGACGCCGACGAGGAGACGGTCACCACATGCAGCTCCGGTCACATCTACGAATTCGACGCCCGGGACTACCATCGTGCAATCGCGGCGAACGGCGACGGCTGGCGGTTCTTCTTCCGTGCCTCTGTCAACACCCTGACGAAGGGGCCGCTGAACGAGATCAGGAAGCAGGTTCAGGTGTATCTGCCCCACGAAGACTTGGGGTGGTAGCTTGACCGGGTTCGTCGCCTCAGACGCAATGGTCACACTACGCATCAATGGAACCCACCGGATAACGCAGCAGGTCGGACACGAGGATTACTCGGTCTGGCATGGCGGGCGCGTGATTTCTCAGGGTGGCTTCCGGCTGATGGAGAAAATCTTCAAGGAGCGAACGATTGACGATCCACCCCGACATCTTTCAACGACAGGCCGAACTCGAGATTGAAATGGCTGGCCTCGGTGCCGAACGGTTCCGCTCAAGGACAGAGAAGGACATCCAGAAGGGACGGGGAGCGGGCACCCAACCCGGCACCTACCTCGTTTCCTCAGTGATCCGGCCCTTGTCGGAGGCACTGTCAGCCTTCATCGCTGAGGTCTACAACGGTCGGCCAGGACGACGCAACGTCGCGGCGAAGATGGTCAAGGACATGGACCCTTCAGCCGTCGCCTATCTGGCCGCTCGGGCAATCCTGAACCGCCTCATCAAGGGAACCTCGGTGCCGCTCCTGACGCTGGCCCGCGATGTTTCCCGCACACTGGAGGCCGAGGCCCGCTTCGAACAGTTCTCGACGGCAGCGCCCGGGCTCTACACCAAGATCAACAAGCAGCTCATTGCGGACGGCTCGACCGAGAACCACAAGATCATGGTCATGACCTACGCCATGGGCAAGTTCGACATCCCTTGGGATATGTGGCTGCCAACCGACCGGATGCACCTCGGGATCAAGATGGTCGAGCTGTTCTGCGAAACGAGCGGCCTCGCCACCATGGTTCAGGCGTTCGAGAGCAGCGACAAGACGGCCCCTCGGGATCAGTACCGCGTCGAGCTTACCGCCAAGACCCACGACTGGATCGAGGGTTCAATCGAGCGGGGCGAAGACAGGTGGCCGCAGTACATGCCCACCATCCTGCCACCAAAGGATTGGACGAGCCTCACCGGAGGCGGCTACCACACCAACGCGGCCCGCCCTCTGGAGCTGGTGCGCAAGTGCCATCCCCATCAGCGCAAGTTGCTGGAAGGTGCCAACCTCGGGGCTGTCTACGGTGGCCTCAACGCCATCCAGCGGACGGCATGGCAAGTCAACGCCCGCGTCCTCGACGTGATGCAGCAGATCATCAAGGCGAAGTCTGACATCGGCGGGCTCGTGTCTGGCCGGGACCTCCCGCTGCCTGATAAGCCGCACGACATCGACACCAACCCGGAAGCTCTCAAGGAATGGAAGTGGGCAGCCCGGGACGTTCATGTCGAGAACATCCAGCTCCGACGTGATCGCCTCCAACAGGCTCAGCTTCTCGATCTGGCCGAAAGGTTCCGAGACGAAGCGGCGATCTACTTCCCCCACAACCTCGACTTCCGGGGCAGGGCGTATCCGGTGCCGCAGACGCTCCACCCGCAGGGTTCGGACAACGTCAAGGCGCTGCTCAGGTTCCGCGAAGGCAAGCCTCTAGGGGACGACGGCGAGCGCTGGCTGGCGATCCATGGGGCCAACGTGTTCGGCGTCGATAAGGTGTCCTTCGACAAGCGCGTGGCGTGGGTCTTTGAAAACCAGTGGCAGATCAAGGACTGCGCTCGGGCACCGCTGGAGAACCTCTGGTGGACCGAGGCCGACAAGCCGTGGTGTTTCCTAGCGTTCTGCTTTGAATGGCTGGCGCTTGACGAGCAAGGTGCTGATGAGTTCCGGTCGCACATACCGATCGCTCTCGACGGCTCGTGCAACGGGCTACAGCACTTCTCCGCAATGCTCCGTGATCCTATCGGTGGCGCGGCGGTGAACCTGCTACCGGCCGACAACCCGCAGGACATCTATCAGGTGGTGGCTGACCGGGTGATGGCCGAACTGCGTCGTATCGTCTCCACTTCTGGAGAATATACAGAGCCGGAGGAGGAGCCTGAGGAAGGGGACAAGAAGAAGAAGGGGCCAACCCGGGCGCAGATCGAGCGCTGGTCCTACGCATGGCTGCACTTTGGTATCGATCGAAAGATCACCAAGCGGCCCGTCATGGTGCTGCCTTACGGTGGAACGCCCCGGTCCTGCGTCAAGTACGTGGAGGCCGAGGTGCTGAGCCGGATCGACAAGGGCCAGGAACATAACCTCGGTGACGAACTCAAGCCAGCCATCGGGTACCTCTCGGGTCTCGTCTGGTCGAGCATCGGGGAGGTGGTCATTGCCGCGAAGGACGCCATGGGCTGGCTCCAGAAGACGGCGAGGGTGATCGGTGCCGACAACAAGGCGATAAGCTGGACGACGCCATCGGGCTTCACAGCGTATCAGTCCTACATGGACATGAAGTCTCGGCAGGTTGGCACTCGTGTCGCCGGAAGCATTCTCCAGATGCGGGTGTACGAAGAGACCGACCAGATCAACAAGAGCAAGCAAGCCACCTCGATCAGCCCGAACTTCGTCCACTCCCTCGACGCCTCGTCCATGATCCTGACGGTGGACCAGTTGGAGTTCGACGGTATCACCTCGTTCGCCATGATCCACGACAGCTATGCTACCCACGCCTGTCACACGTCTGAGCTTGCTGAACGCCTCCGTGAGGTATTCATCAGGATGTACGAGACGGACCCTCTAACCGAGTTCTATCGCAGTTACGAAGACAAATACGAACTACCGGAGCTTCCGCCTCAAGGTTCTCTCAACCTCTGGGCCATCCAAAGCTCTGAGTTTTTCTTCGCCTAACTGTCTCCATAACTGGAAGCAATACGCTTCTGGAGATTAAACCTTCCACTAGCTCTATCCAACACCAAAAGGATTTCGAATGTCTCAGAACATCACCATCCGAATGGGCGCTGCCCACAACGATGTCTCCGTCGGCAGCATCAACGTTGACCTCTCCAAGGCAACGAAGAACGAGCGCTACGAGGCACGGAAGGCAATCATCGAAGGCCTGAAAGAGACCGGCTACTTCGGCAAGAAGGAACAGCGCAAGGCAGTCTACCGGAACCGACAGGTATCGGCATGACCCTGCAAGCCTCCCTCGACCTCCTCTCCCTCATGGCGCTCATCGCGCTGATCATCCTTCTCTGGAACAACCCAAGGGGCCCCGATGCTGCGGCTTAATCGAGACACCATGAACATGGCTGCCCCCGTGCTGGTGGCCAACGCATCCATGACGGTCCTCGACCGCCTCCAAGACTTCCCGGCTGAAATCCAGATCATGGGTGCAGCGGCAGTCTTCCTCGAACTCGCGGAACACATTGGCATTCCTGCTCAGGAAGCATTCTCCGCAACCAAGAACCTCATCAACGGCGACGACGGCAAGCGGGCTGAGTTCCGCGCCATCACTGCGTATCTTCAAGGAGAGCTGGCATGACACAGGCAATCAAGGTTGGCGACAAGGTTCGCTGCATCAAGACCTCCAGCAAAAGCAAGCTGATCCTCGGCAACGTCTATACAGTCCGCTTGGTTCGCGACAATGTCATCGCCGTGGAAGGCATCCTCGGGAGCTACTTCGGCTCGCGGTTCGAGCTGGTCTCCAACACTGCCAAGAAGCCCCACCGTTACGGCGTCATCAAGTCCGTGAAGGTCGATGAGCAGGACGTTCTGATGGCCCTCACGGCCTACGTCCGATTGAGCCTGGGCATCAACGCCTCGGTCGAGAAGATCATCCAGAAGTTCGGTGAAGCCGTCGAGCTGGAACTGAAGGTGGCCGAATGAACTTCGAAGCGTTCCCCAAGCTCTCCCGCCTGACATCATCCTGCTGCATAACCGAGAAGCTCGACGGTTCCAACGCCCAGATCGTGCTCACTGATTGTCAGACCAGCAATTCGCTGAGGGACGTGGTCGCCAGCATCAATGGCGTCCATATCCGCGTCGGTTCACGCAACCGATGGATCACCCCCGGCAAGGAGACCGACAACTACGGTTTCGCCGGATGGGTCCGTGACAATGCCGAGGAACTACTCTCGCTCGGCCTCGGCCAGCACTTCGGTGAATGGTACGGCAACGGCATCCAGCGCGGCTACGGCCTCAAGGAGAAGCGCTTCGCACTCTTCAACGTGGATCGCTGGGGCGCTCACAACCCGAACACACCAGCTTGCGTCTCGGCTGTCCCGATCCTGTATCGCGGGGCCTACTCCGACGTGGCCATCAACGACGCCATGGAACGCCTGAACGAGTTCGGCTCCTACGCTGTGGACGACTTCATGCGCCCCGAAGGCGTGGTCGTCTACCTCAAGTCTGCTCGGACCATGTTCAAGAAGACCTTCGAACACGACACCGGGAAGTGGCGAGCCGCCGCATGAGGTCTCCAACGCTGAACGCCGCCATCCTGACATGGATGCGAGGGCACCCGATCCCCACCGACATGTGGGTCAAGCTCGCCAGCCAAGGGTACGACGTCTCGTCCCTTGAACGCCGTTACTTTCACTAGACATCTCCAGAACTGGAATAGATACACATGGCAAAAGATACCAAGAACAAGTTCCCGCAGTTTACTTCCTCGCGCGGCGTCTTCATCTACCCGAAGCTGTCCGAGCCTGACTACGGCACGAAGGACTACCCGAACCCGGATGGCCAATACTCGCTTAAGCTCCGCATGAGCCGGGAAGAAGCCGACGCATTCATCGTTCGCAAGAACAAGGAAGGCCTGACACTTAGCGCCCTCTACGAAGAAGCGCTGCGTGACGCCGAGAGTGCCTTCGCGGAACTCAAGGTCGAAACCCGCAAGAAGCTGGGCGAAGTCAAGGCCAACGAACTCTTCACCGTCCTGTACGATCAGGAAACCGAGGAGCCGACTGGTCAAGTCGAGTTCAAGTTCAAGATGAAGGCCTCGGGCGAATACAAGAAGGGCCCGCAGACTGGCAAGAAGTGGGAACGCAAGCCCGACCTGTTCGACGCTCGCGGCAAGAAGATCGGCACCGCTGTCAATATCTGGGGCGGTTCGGAAGGCAAGATTTCCTTCAAGGCTTCCTCTTACTTCATCCCGGGCACCGCTGCGGCTGGCCTTCGGCTGATGCTGGAAGGCGCTCAGATCATCGAGCTTGTATCGAACGGCTCGCGCACCGCTGACAGCTACGGCTTCGGTGAAGAAGAAGGCTTCGGCTACGACCCGGATGAGTACCGCGAAGAGACGGCAGGTGGCGACACCTCGACCGACGACGGTGCCGGTTCCAAGGCTGCGGGCGAAGAAGACTTCTAAGTTTGGCTCGCAAGTCATTCGTGAGACAGGCCGCTATCCTCAATGGGTACCGGTCTGGTCTCGAAGATAAAGTGGCCGGTGAGCTTGATGCCGCTGGTCACGAGTACGAATACGAGCAGTTCCGCGTCTCGTACAGCATCCCCTCGCGCCTCGCGAAATACACCCCGGACTTCATCATCCCCACCAACGGGATCGTGGTCGAGACCAAGGGTCGCTTCCTGACAGCCGACCGGCAGAAGCATCTGCTGATCCAGAAGGAACATCCCAACCTCGACATCCGGTTCGTCTTCTCCAACGCCAACACCCGCATCAGCAAGCAGTCGGCAACGACCTACGCGATGTGGTGCCGAACCCACGACTTCCAGTTCGCCAACAAGAGCATCCCCTCGGAGTGGCTCAGCGAAGCGCCTTCTGCTGCGCGAATGGAAGCACTGACCACCCTGATCCGTGTCCCTGTGAAGAAAGAGAAATCCAAATGAAGAACGTCCTCTCCCTCGTCGCCATTCGCCGCGCCCGTCCGACCACCGAGAACGCCATCGCCGGGATCACCAAAGCCCTCGACGAACTGGACGCTGTGGTCGTCGCTGAGAACGAAGAACTGAACCGCCTCGACGGCGTCATCACGGACCTCGGGAAGGAACGCCTGAACGCTTTCTCCCGTCGCGACCGTGCCGCTCAGATCGCGCAGCGCTTCGCTGATCTGGTGAGCTGATCCTTGGAACTGATCTGGTTCCTCGTCGTCCTCTCCGCTCTCGCACTTATCATCTGAAAGGCTTCCCCATGAAATTCGTCCTGTTCTTCCTCGCCTTCATCTCCCTCGCCATCCTCAGCCTCGTCGGTTGGGTCATGAACTTGATCGACGTGATCAACCTGGCCTTCTCCAGTTCGCCTCTGACGACGCTCTTCATCATCAAGCTCGTTGGCGTCCCGATTGCCTTCCTCGGCTCGATCCTCGGCTGGCTCTAACGGTTGGGGCTTCGGCCCCTTCCACTCGCCGACCTGACCTCCCACACCCCGAAGGACCGACATGCGCCATCACTCACTCTCCCTGACTGACCTCAAAGAATACGTGAAGAAAATTCCTGATCATGTTGATAGTCCATCCGATTATCACCGTGTCTCCATCCCGTGCCGCGTGAGCCAAAGCTATCATGACTACTGCTACACTCAGCATCGTGGCCATCACGTCCCGCACATCAACACTATCGAGTTCCGCGCTGAGCGCACCACGGTCAACGGCGCTCGGGCTCTTGCTTGGTACTACCACGACCTCCTCGTGAAGGTCTCCGTCTGATGCGGGCAGCCCTGATCGGGATCGCCATCGCGTGGGCCTTTGTCACCTTCGTGGTCTCCTTGGTCCTCCTCGGTGAATACTCCCCGCCAATCTGCATTGCCACCATGGTCACCCTGTTTGGCGGCGGCATCGGCTTCGCCACAACCCTTGGCGGCGACCACTACGGTTGACCCCAGACGATAGCGAGTTCCTTCGCAAAGAGCCGTGCCCGAAGTGCGGTTCGAAGGACAATCTAGCTCGATACAGTGACGGCCACGCCTATTGCTTCTCGGCTGGCTGCAAGCACTACGAACCCGGAGACAATTCAATGGAAACCCAAACCGAAACCCGAGAGGGTTCACGGAACGTGGAGTTCGTTGCCCTAGGCGAGGCCTCCGAATGGAGCAGCCGTGGCATCACTCTCCAGTCCGCACAGAAGTGGGGTTTCACCCGCTCTAACCACAACGGTGATGCCGTTCGGTTGTTCAACTATCGAAACAGTGCGGGCCAGCTCGTCTGGCAGAAGATCAGATATCAGGGCAAGGACTTCCGCTCCCGTGGCGAGAAGGACGATATGTGCCTCTACGGCCAGTGGCTGTGGCGCGACGGTGGCAAGCGTGTAGTCGTCGTCGAGGGTGAGCTTGACGCCATCTCCCTGAGCCAGATGCAGGACCACAAATGGGCTGTCGTCTCGATACCGAACGGTGCTGACGGTGCGCCCAAGGCCCTGCGCAAGAACCTCCAATGGTTGGAGAAGTTCGAAGAAATCGTGCTGATGCTCGATCAGGATGACGCCGGTCGCACGGCCACGGACGAGTGCAAGCTGATCCCCTTCACCCCCGGCAAGCTCAAGATCGCCACGCTTCCCCTCAAGGACGCCAACGAGATGCTCATGGCGGGCCGGATCAAGGAAACCATCGACGCTCTCTGGAGTGCCAAGGTGTTCCGACCTGACGGTCTCGTCGGTGTCTCGGACATCATGGGCGAACTCCTTAAGCCGGTCGATTGGGGTCTCTCTTGGTGGTGCGACGACCTGACCAACTATACCTACGGTCGCCGTGACGGTGAAGTCTACGGCTTCGGCGCTGGCACGGGTATCGGCAAGACCGACTTCCTCATGCAGCAGATCGCCTACGACATCACCGAATTGAAGATGAACGTCGGCGCTATCTTCCTCGAACAGAAGCCCGTCGAGACCGCCAAGCGCATCGCTGGCAAGATCGCTAGCAAGATGTTCCACGTCCCCGACGCCGGGTGGACAACCGATGAGCTGACCCGCGCAGCCGGTGAGTTGGACGGAAAGCTGTTCTTCTACGACAACTTCGGTCAGACCGATTGGGACCTCGTCAAGGGCCACATCCGGTACATGGTCGTCAGCCTCGGCATCAAGCTGATCTACCTCGATCACCTCACCGCGCTGGCGGAAGAGACCGAGGAGTTGGGAAAGATCATGAAGGAGATGGCCGGTCTAGCCAACGAGCTGGGCTGCATCATCCACTTCGTATCACACCTGACGACACCGGACGGCAAACCCCACGAAGAGGGAGGCCGCGTTACGATCCGGCACTTCCGAGGTTCCCGAGCGATTGGCTTCTGGTCCTTCTTCATGTTCGGCCTCGAACGCGACCAGCAGAGCGAAGACCCGATCATCGCTACCACCACCGTCTTCCGCATCCTCAAGGATCGCTACACCGGTCGGTCCACTGGCAAGACGATCAACCTGGGCTTCCACTCCGAAACCGGGCGGCTGTTCGTCCGCGAAGATGATCCGTTCTCAACAGGCGATGCTCGGGGCCACGGCTTCACCGACACCACCGCCTCCAAGGAAGATGAGGACGTTCCCTTTTGAACCAGCACACCAATGAAAACCTCCCGTCTGACCTCAGGGTTAAGCGGGACGGTCCCCGTTTGATCCTGTTCACACGCACGGCCACGATCACCTTTGACGCCTCTCGTTGGCGTGAGGTGGTTGCCGCAATCACAGAGGTATCTTCCTGACGGTAACAGTTCGGGGCGTTCCATTCATTTGGAATGACCCCAACAAAACAACGCTCGTCTTCGACATTGAGACGAACGGCCTGATCCCCGAGATGACCGTGATCCACTCGCTGGTCATCAAGGATGTGAATACCGGCGAAGTCGGATCGTTCTCTGACCGCCAAGGCTACCCTTCGATCATGGAAGGGCTGATGTGGCTCATGAAGGCTGACGTGATCGTCGGTCACAACATCCAAGACTTCGACATTCCCGCAATCCAGAAACTCTATCCGTGGTTCGAGCCTCAGGGCATCGTCCGCGACACCATCATCATGTCCCGGCTGATCTACGCCGACATGAAAGATGCCGATTTCCGAATGGAGAAGGAACGCGCCAGCAAACGGCGTGGTCCGTGGATCGAGAAGAAGCTCTTTGGCCGTCACTCTCTGGAAAGCTGGGGCGCTCGGCTCGGTTGCTGGAAGGGCGACTACGGTCAACAGAGAGAAGCAGAGGGCAGGGCTCTCGGGCTCAAGGGCGAAGACCTGACGTTCTACGTTTGGGGCACTTGGTCCAAGGCCATGCAGGATTACTGCGTCCAAGACGTGGAAGTCACCGAGACGCTGTGGCTGCGGCTGAACTCCAAGCGGTTCTCCGACGAGAGCATTCAGCTAGAGCATTGCGTCCGTCGCATCATCTCGCGCCAAGAGAAGTACGGCTTCGGCTTCGATGAGAAGGCTGCTGTCGAACTGCTCGGCACCCTCCGTCAGGCCCAGTCCGACGCCGAACGCGAACTGCTCAAGGTCTTCAAGCCTTGGTATCGCAACCTTGGACGCACCGCCCCGACAGTGGACCGCAGGGTTTCTCAGAAGCACCTCAAGCCAATCGGCGTGGAGCGCTACAAGAAGAACAACGAGCCCAAGCTGGACAAGGACGGCGACTTCATCCGCATCTATCCCAAGGCGGAATACTCGACCGAGGCTCCTTACACCGACATCAAGCTGGTCCCGTTCAACGCCGGGTCACGCTTCGATATCGCTGACCGGCTCAAGAAGCTGCGCGGCTGGAAGCCCCTAGAGTTCGGCAAGGACGGCCACCCAACGGTATCCGAAGAAGTCCTCTCGGCTCTCCCGTATCCCGAAGCCAAGCTGCTCACCACCTACCTGATGATCCAGAAGCGTCTCGGCGCATTGGCGGATGGCAAGGAGGCGTGGCTCAAGGCCGTTCGTCAGGGCCGCATCTACGGCAGGGTCAACACCAACGGCGCTGTCACCGGTCGAATGACCCACAGCAAGCCGAACATGGCTCAGGTCCCGTCGAGCAAGGCACCCTACGGCCACGAATGCCGCGCTCTCTTCGTCGCCTCTAAGGGCAAGGTTCTGGTTGGCTGTGACGCCGACGCCTTGGAGCTTCGCGGTCTGGCTGGCTACATGGCCCGCTACGACGACGGCGCGTACATCCTGACGGTCCTAGAGGGCAAGAAGGAACTCGGCACCGACATGCACACTCAGAACGCTGCGGCGCTCGGGTGTGATCGTGATACCGCCAAGACGTGGTTCTACGCCTTCATCTACGGATCAGGCGACTTCAACCTCGGCATGATCCTCGGGATCAAGGGCACCAAGCAGCAGATCACCAACGCTGGCAAGCAATCGCGGGCCAAGTTCCTCGCTGCACTTCCGGCCCTCAACAAGCTGGTCACTGCGGTCAAGGAGAAGTCCACCAAGCAGGGTTGGCTCAAGGGCCAGGACGGCCGCATCCTCATGGTGCGCTCATCCCACGCCGCTCTCAACACTTTGCTCCAGTCCGCTGGCGCAATCCAAATGAAACGCGCCCTCGTCATCCTTGATAATGCACTTCAAGAACTCGGCCTAATCCCCGGTGTTCATTACGAGTTCGTCGGGAACATCCATGACGAATGGCAGATTGAGGTAGATGAAGACAAAGCAGAACTCGTCGGTCGGACGGCAGCTAACGCTATTCGACTTGCCGGTGAATACTACGACTTCCGTTGCCACCTCGCCGGAAACTTTGAAATCGGCAGGAACTGGAACGAGACACACTAAGGCCCCCCACAATGCACCCGGGTTTGTTTACGTCGCGTCGAACCCGGCGTGGCCCGGGGTGTGCAAGATCGGTTTCGCCAGAGACCTCCAGAACCGGCTCCGATCCCTGAACACGGGCGATCCCTACCGAGCCTACACCTTCTATGAAACCAAGGAGTTTGCGAACCGTGCGAAAGCTGAGACATCTCTTCATGGCCTCGTGGCTGGCTTTAAGATCGCCACCAAAGGGGAATGGTATTCTCTCCACCCTGAGGACGCCGCCGCTCTACTTCGTGGGCTTCATCGACGCACCGCTCTCAGCCCCTGATCGGGTAGCGATGCAACAGAACCTCACCGACAAGTACGGCATCCGCCAGATCGAGGAAGCCGCATGAAGCTCCTGACCTTCTCGGGGCTGCCCTGCAAGATCGGCATCCACGACTGGATTTCGGTCCCCATCAGATCAATCACGCTGGCCAATGGCCGTCAGCTCATCGTCACCGAGAGCCGCTGCATCCGTTGCGGTACCGGCAACGACATTCGCTAGGAGAACTTTTGAGAACACTACTGATCGACGGGGACATCCTCGTCGTTTCAACCGGAGCAGTCCTTGAGAAGGAAGTGGATTGGGGCGACGACGAATGGACCCTAACCTGCGACGTGAAGCAAGTGAAAGAAACCGTACTGGGCACCATCAGGCGGCTCGAACGGGACCTTGAGGCGGATCGATCGATCATCACCCTGTCGCAGGGCACGACCTTCCGCCACGAAATGTACGACGGCTACAAGAAGGGCCGAAGCCGCAAGCCGGTCGGGACCAACGAGGTCAAGCGCTGGCTCATCGAAGAGCATGACGCCAAACTCAAACCCGGCATCGAGGCCGACGATGTCATGGGCATCCTCTCGACCAACCCTCGGATCATCAAGGGCGAGAAGATCATTGTCTCTCAGGACAAGGACATGCTCACCATCCCGGGCAAGGTCTACCGCAGCGGTGAAATCATTGAGGTCAGCGAGGCCGAGGCCACCCGCTACTGGCTGTTGCAGACCCTGACGGGCGACGTGACGGACGGCTATCCCGGCTGCCCCGGAATGGGCCCGGTCAAGGCCAAGAAGCATCTCGATGAAATCCCCGAAGGTGAATACTTCTGGCCCCATATCGTGGCCGCTTTCGAAGCCGTGGGCAAGACCGCCGAGGATGCCCTGATGCAAGCTCGTCTGGCCCGCATCCTCCACAACGACGACTACGACCACGTAAAGAAGGAACCAATCCTCTGGCTCCCCAGCCTGTGAAGTCGGACGGGGGTTCCTCGTCCTATTATTCAATCCCAGCGGGGGCGAGGGACCTCCTCGACCTCATCGAACACAAGCGAATGGAGTTCGGCCTCGGCAACATCTTCAAGGCAGTCTATCGCCTCGGAGAGAAAGACGGGACCACGGCTCGCTATGACTTGAACAAGATCATCTTCTTCGCACAGCGCGAATTGGACAGAATGGGGCCCGAGGAGGCCGCTCAAGATTAATCATTCCACTAGCACTATGGAGGATTTTGATAGTCCTCCTTACGTCTCCCGGGTTCTTATTCAGTGGCTACAGAAGATTTTCCCTAACGCCCTCCCGGGTAACATTCATATTTCCGACCGTGAGCTTGGGGCTCTATTCGGAGAGCAGAAGGTGATCCAACACCTTTCCAGCATTCTCCAGCATCAGGAAGAGGACATCCTAAACAATGTGCAAACCTAAGACCCCGAAGATCGAGAAGGCTGATCCGGTAGCTCCCCCGCCGCCGATGATCGCAGCCCCCGCAGCTCCGGTTCTTAATGACAGTACACGCAAGAGCGATACCGACGCAGGTACCGCTAACAAGGCCCGCAAGGGTCGTTCTGCGTTGACCATCCCGCTGGCTTCGACCGGCACCACTGGCGTCAACATCCCCCGATAACCCTTGGCTGACACGGAAGTTATCTCCGCGAAGGCTCTCTACGAACAACTTGCTACTGCCCGCGACCCGTACCTGAAACGCGCGCGTCGTGCGGCTGAGCTGACGGTTCCCCACCTGTTTCCCAAAGAGGGAACTACGGGGTCAACCACGTTCGAAGAGCCCAACCAAAGTCTCGGCGCTCGGGGTCTGAGGCATCTGGCATCTAAGCTCCAGATCAGCCTGTTCCCAGTCAACGCCCCATTCTTCAAATACACAGTCGATGACCTCGCTCTATCGAACCTCACCGAAGGGGCGACGGATCAGCGCGGCGAAGTCGAGAAGGCTCTAAGCGCCCGCGAACGTGCCGTCATCACCGTGATGAACTCGGCCATGTTCCGCCCGGTCTCCTTTGAGGTGTTCCGCCAGTTGCTGCTCTCGGGCAACAGTCTGCTGTTCATCCCCAAGAAGGGCCGTGTTCGCGCCCACAAGCTGTCCTCGTATGTCGTTCGAAGGGATGCCTCAGGCAACCTCCTCGACATCGTCATCCTTGAACTGGTGGCCCGTGCCGCTCTTCCCGCCGACATCATGGCGAAGATCGCAACGGTAACATCAGCCTCCGACGCACCCCGCGAAGCGACTGTCGATGTCTACACCAAGATCAGCCTGGACGAAGATGGACAGAAATTCATCGTCACACAGGAGATTGATGGCGTCCTCATCGACGGCGAATACTCCGGGGAATACCCGAAAGACAAGCTGCCGTGGCTGCCTCTCCGCTTCACCTATATCGAAGGCGAGGACTATGGCCGTGGCTTCATCGACGAATACATCGGTGACCTGAACAACCTTGATAAGCTGACCCAAGCGCTCCGCGACGGTACAATCCAAGGTGCCAAGGTCATCTGGCTAGTCAAGACCAACTCGACCGTACGGCCCCATCTATTGGCGAAAGCCGAGAATGGTGGCTTTGTTCAAGGCAATGAAGGCGACGTTGTTCCCCTCCGTCTGGAGAAGCAAGCCGACTTCGCGGTAGCCGAAAGGCTCATCGACAAGATCACCGAACGTCTCTCCTACGCCTTCCTCCTCAACAGCGCCATCCAGCGCAACGGGGACCGGGTCACGGCAGAGGAAATTCGGTATGTTGCCGGTGAACTGGATCAGGGCATGGGAGGCGTTTACTCGCTCCTGTCCGAAGAGTTCCAGATGCCAGTCGCCACGCTGTTCTCCAATCGCATGGAACACGAGCGCAAGGTGCCGCCGCTCCCCAAGGAAATCACCAGCACGTCCATCGTGACGGGCATGGATGCTCTTGGCCGTGGCAACGACCTCCAGAACCTCGACGCACTCCTCGCGGGTGCAGCCCAGATGGGCGGTCCAGAGGTGATCGGACGCTACGTGAACCTCGGAGAATACTTCAAGCGACGTGGAGCGGCCCTCGGGGTCGATATGGGTGGCCTCATCCGTACCGACGAAGAGATCGCCACCGCCGATCAGCAAGCACAGCTCCAAGCTCTCGCTCAGAACCTCGGACCTCAGGCCATTCAGGCCATGGGCGGGCTGGGCAAGCAGCAGATGGCCAACGACGCACAAGCAGAACAAGCAGCTCAAGGAGAAGCCTAATGGCTGATGAAACGACCACGCCGGAAACGGCAAAGGCCCCCAAGGGCAAGGCTTCAAAGGCCACAGCAGCAGAAGTAACGATGACCTCTGGCACGGTTTATACCCCCGCCAATGGCTGATCTTCAGATCGTGACTATCCAAGCCCCGGAGCCGACAGCGGAAGAAACCGCGACAGCCCTCGCAGCAGCAGCGGCCAGTGCCCCGACGAATGAAGCAGAAGCCCGCGCTGCCATTGCAGCAGCCGAAGCAGCCAAGACCACCCCAGCACCTGTAGAGGCCCCGCGCCCCGAGTGGTTGCCGGAGAAGTTCAAGTCCGTAGAGGACATGGCTGCCGCCTATTCCGAACTCGAGAAGAAGGTGGGAACACCCGAAGCCAAGGTCGAAGGTGCACCGGAAGCAGACGCTGACAAGAAGGTAGAGCCTGAGAAGAAGGACGAAGAAGTCCCGGGCAAGGTAAACCTTCAGGCATTGTCGGATGAGTGGGCTGAAGCCGGTACGCTGTCTGACGCTTCCTACGCTGACCTTGAAGCCAAGGGCTACGACAAGGCAACGGTTGATCAGTACATCGCTGGACAGACGGCTCTCGCTGAGCTGGCAACACAGCGCATCACTGCCGCAGCCGGTGACAAGGATACGATGGACCGCATGTTCGCATGGGCCTCGACCACACTCACGGCAGCCGAAGTCGCCACCTTCAACGCCTCCTTCGCGAACGCCGATGTCAACGCCGCGGTCATCGCCATGGAGCAGCTCAAGGGCAAGTACGAAGCAGTCAACGGGAAAGACCCGAAGCTGATCGGTGGCAAACCCCCGGGCGTCAATCTCGATGCCTTTACGTCGTGGGCGGAAGTGACGACAGCGATGTCTGATCCCCGCTATGCGACGGACCATGCCTACCGTACGAAGATCGAACAGAAGATGGCTAGGTCCACCATCCGCTGATGACCTTCACCCTGAGCAAGGGTTCTCTCGCAAAGCTCGCTGGCGTCCACACCGATTTGGTGAAGGTCGTCAAGCGGGCTATCGAGCTGACCACCGTTGATTTCATGGTCCTTGAAGGCGTTCGGACGCTCGCCACACAGAAGGCATACGTTGCCCGTGGTGTGTCCAAGACAATGCGTTCAAGGCACCTGACCGGTCACGCTGTTGACCTCGTTCCCATCGTGGACGGCAAGCCTTCGTGGGACTGGAAAGTCTACCACCAGATAGCCCCGGCCATTAAACAAGCAGCCAAGGAACTCGGCGTCTCCCTCGAATGGGGTGGCGATTGGAAGTCATTCCCCGATGGTCCGCACTGGCAGCTCCCGTGGGCCAAGTATCCGTGAAGCTCTCCCGCCGCAGGACCTCTAAATTCTGGTTGGCGGTCACCCTCGTGTTGTCCTTCGTGGCCCTGTTCCTGTCTCTCTGGCGGGGCCTCGAAACGGCTGCTGTCGGTATCACAGTGATGATCCCCGCAGTCTATGGCGCCTACGTCGGCGTCGGACACATGGACCTTCGGCAAACCCTGAACGGGCCTAGCTACGATCCTTCAAATAGCTCGTGATGTCTTCCCACAGGAGAGCGCAGCCAAACGCGAAGAGAGTGATCGGCATGACCCAGACGACGAGCTTCACCGGGCCGCTGTAGAGCAGCATGTAAACAAACCCGAAAGCGCCGCCCAGCGTCAGGATCAGGCCAAGTGCCAGAGAGATAATCTTTCGCATCGAGATCCCCAAATTCAACCCTCGGGAGAACCAATACACCACCTATGACCAAACTGTATAGCTGGCTCGCGGGTCTTCTCGCGGTCCTAACAGTCATCGGGATCATCTACGGCAAAGGCCGTCTGGATGCCTCCCATGCAAATGAAGTCCGTCAGCTCACCGAGAATATCGAGCTGGCGCAGAGGATGATCGACGTTGAGCGTGAAGCTCGTAAAGCGGACGCCATACTTGCGACCGAGGCCAACAAGAGACAGGCCTCTCTATCCCTCAAGATTACCGGATTGGAAAGCTATGTGGAAACGCTTCAAGATCGTGATCGTGAGTGCCTTGCTGGCGCTGACGTTGACGAGCTGCGTAACCTCTGGACTGACTAAGCCGTCTTATCCAGAACTCCCTGCAGACCTTCGGGTTTGCTTTGACCAAACCGTCCCAGCTCCCGCGAAGGGGCCGATGACGAAGGGCCGTGTGATCTTCCTGATCAGCGCCCTCAAGCGATCCGAAGCCGTCAAGACCGACTGTGGCAAACGCCTTGTCGCATTCTACGACAACGTCGCGAAGTAACCTACTGGTCTGGCTGCGGCTTTCCGAAAGTCTTACTCCGCCCCACCGCTTGTGCGATGAGGTTTTTGCCTCTTCTCCCCACAAAATTCTTTCCATAGCTTCGGGGCAGAGATTTGAAGAGTGTTTCAAGGGTCATCTCCGGCTCGCGAAGGAAAGTCAGCACAGCCAGACCAATCGACACTTTTGCAAGATATGCATTAGCCTTGTCTAACGTTATATCCTTTGGGCTCCCTGCGATTGAGAGATCATCCGAGATATCCACGTAGATAGAGGTGGTCCGATCGCGTTCTGTGTTGGTCGTATAGGTTTTCATTCCCATGTCGACAGCTGGATCGCCGTTCCCACTGAGGGTTATCAATATGTCGGAGGCCAGACGACTTGGGTCATCTTTTCCGGCAAACTTCAGTAGGTGACCTTGAAGGACACCGAGCGCAAACTTCATTTCCTCATCGGCCTCGCCTTGGATTTGAAAGTACCGAATAAGGCTCAATTTCCCGACCATCATATGAATTGCTGCATTCATTCTGTATTTCGGGATATGACTGAACCGCTTCTTGAATACCTCTGGGGGCAAATGTTCCTGACAATAGGCAATAAGGTACTTAGAGGTCTCCTCCAGCGCAGCAATGGCGATATGAACACTTGGTCCAAACTTCTTTGCTCTTCGTAGGCTGACCGCCACTGCCTGTAATTCGATGATGTTATTATAGATCGCATCTAACGTATCGTGCACCACTATCCCCCTTCGTCTCAATGAAAAGAGACTAACCGATTCCTGTCTGAATGTTCTGACCGATCACACCGCTCTTTAGCTGGTGATCATCTGGAACCAAGGAAGTCTCACAAGAAGACCACTTGGCGACCCGCCGACCTAGCCCGAGGGCAAGGAAGCCGGACAATCCCAACATGCTCTTCCAGTGCTGCTCCGAGGTCCGCGCAAACCTCAGAACAATACGGGAATTACATCTATGACTAATGCAGTCGTCTCCAACCTCGGTCAGGCCAACGGCGCTGGCGCACTCGACGCCAACTTCGTTAAGGTCGCAACCGGCGAAATCATCACTGCCTTCACCAAGACGGTGGAGTTCGCGGACAAGCACATGGTCCGCAACATTCCTAACGGCAAGTCCGCTTCGTTCCCGGTAACGGGTCGTACGTCGGGTGCCCGCTACCATACGCCGGGTACGGAAGTCCTCGGCACGGTTGCCAAGTTCAACGAGCGCGTCATCACGATCGATGACCTCCTGCTCACGGACTACTTCACCGCCAACATCTTCGAGGCGATGAACCACTTCGACACTCGTTCGGAAATGACGAAGCAGCTCGGCGAAGAGCTTGCCCAGGCATACGACCGTAACGTCGCCCGTACCGCTATCCTCACGGCCCGTAAGGCTGCCGTTGTCGATGGTCTCCCGGGTGGTGGCTCGCTCACCAACGCTGCGTTCCTGACGGATAGCGACAAGGTGGCTGCGGCCTTCTTCGACGCTGCTGCCGTTCTGGACGACAAGTACATCCCCGACAGTGACCGTTACGGCTTCCTCAAGCCGGTCCAGTATTACATGCTGGCTCAGAACACCAAGGTCATCAACAAGGATTGGGACGGCAAGGGCTCGTACGCAGAAGGCAACGTCGTCAAGATTGCGGACATTCCCGTCGTCAAGTCGAAGAACCTTCCGAACGGCACGAACGTCACGGACGGCCCGACCAAGTATCAGGGCAACTTCACCACGACCGCTGGTCTGATCATGCATAAGGGTGCCGTTGGTACCGTTAAGCTGCTCGATCTGGCCATGGAAAGCGAATATCAGGTCTCCCGTCAGGGCACCCTGATCGTCGCCAAGTACGCCATCGGCCACGGCGAACTGCGCCCTGAGTGCGCTCTCGAACTCAAGACTGCCTAATCAACAGTCTCACATCACCAGAACCGGGGTCCTTCATTGGGCCTCGGTTTTTTGCGTTTATGCCAACTTCCACTGGAGAATGAATGACTGCCGGTCTCACCCCGCTGACCGAGCTAGAGGCCATCAACGAAATCCTCGCGACTGGATCGGACAGCCCGATTTCCACGCTTGAGGAGAACATCGTTATCGATGCCTCACTCGCAATGAATACGCTCCGAGCTACCTCCGTGGAGGTCCAAACGCGGGGCTGGAACTACAACACCGACGACGCCATCAAGATCACGCCCGACCAAGAGGGCATGGTTCGTCTCCCACGGAATACCCTTAAAGTGGACACGAGCGGCGAAAGCTCGGCCATCAACGCCGTCCAACGAGGGCTGCGTCTCTACAACAAGACGGACAAGACCTACGTGTTCGTCGGCCCGGTCACCGTCGATCTGACCCTCGGGCTGGACTTCGAAGAACTCCCATCGACCGCCCGCATGTACATCACGATCCGCGCCGCAAGGAAGTATCAGGATCGCTACTTCGGCGACCCGAACACTCACTCCTACACTCTACAGGATGAGCTGACGGCAGCTTCGGTCATGATGGAGGAGGAGCTGCAAAGCACCGACCCGAACATGCTCTCGGGCAGCCAGTTCATGACGGACCTCCAAAGCCGTGGCTAAAGTTTCCGGGTCTGTCCCGAACTTTGCCAACGGTATCAGCCAACAGGCTATGGCCCTCAGGCTCGCGTCTCAGGGTGAACTTCAGATCAACGCCTACTCGACCGTCGTGGATGGCCTCAAGAAGCGCCCACCGACGCAGCGCATCGAGACCCTTGGCACCGACCTCGGGACTTCCCTTCACACCCACCTGATCAACCGTGACGCCACCGAGCGCTACGAGGTCATCATGTCGCCCTTGGGTATCCGAGTGTTCGACCTGACGGGTGACGAGAAGACGGTCAACGCTCCAGACGGCTACGGCTATCTGAGCTATGGCGTCGGCTTCAAGCGCCCGCCGTACCGATCGATCACCGTGGGCGACTACACGTTCATCACGAACCAGACCAAGAAGGTCGCCATGAATACGTCGGTGGTGGAAACCCCGTCGAAGTCGGAAGCGATCATCAACGTCCTCGCCGGGAACTACGGCAAAGACTACAAAATCTTCATCAACAACGCCCTCGTGGCTTGGTACCGGACCCCCGATGGGACCAGCGCCAACCAATCCCCGGCAGTCGATACGGCATTCATTGCTCGTCGTCTGGCGACCGGTGAGGAAGTTGCGCTGCTGACCACGGTCAACGACAAGCCAAATGGCGACTGGGTCTGGAAGACAGCCGACACGGGTCTCTCTGACAACGGCATCACGGCTGGCAACGGCTGGACCGTAAAGACCACCAAGGGCACGATCTACATCAAGAAGAACGATGGGACCGCGTTCAGCGTGGGCGTCGAGGATGGCTACAACGGCCATGCCATGAAGGCGATCCAGAACACGGTCCAAGACTTCTCTGATCTACCCGGCTTCTGTGAAGAAGACATGGCGATCAAGGTCACCGGCTCGGCCTCCACCGCGTTCGATGACTACTACATACGGTTCGGCAAGCTGTCCCCCAGCGACCCCGACAGTTCCCCCGGAGTTTGGCGTGAAATCCCACAGCCAGGTATCCTGAGGAAGTTCAACGCCACCACCATGCCGCATGTCCTAGTGCGTGAGGCTGACGGCACGTTCACGTTCAAGGAAGCCGATTGGGCCCTTCGTGGGGCTGGCGATCTGGAGACCATACCGGAACCGTCCTTCGTCGGCGCTGCGATCAACGAGCTGGTGTTCTACAAGAACCGCCTCGGGTTCCTCTCAGGGGAGAACGTGATCCTCTCCAAGTCGGGTGAATACTTCGACTTCTGGCGGGGCACGGCCACCACGCTGCTCGACGATGATCCCATTGATGTCGCCGCTGCGGATAACGGAGTGTCGATCCTCAGGTCAGCCGAAGGGTTTGCTGACAGGCTCGTCCTGTTTGCCGATCAGAAGCAGTTCACCCTTATGGGCAACGAGCTGCTGACCCCGAAGACCGTCTCGATCAGGCCCACAACGTCCTACGCGATGTCCTCTCAGGCTCGCCCTGTGTCGGTCGGAAGCTCGATCTTCCTGCCCGTAGCGCGTGGCCAGTTCTCTATGATCCGCGAATACCGGATTGACGAGCAGACTGGCAATGCCGACGCCGAGGATATCACCGGGCACGTCCCGCAATACATCCCGGGCAACATCACCAAGATGGCCGCATCGTCGCATGAGGACATCCTACTCGTTCTCACCGACGCCGAACCTTCGGCCCTCTACATCTACAAATACTACTGGTCGGGTGGACAGAAGCTCCAGTCGTCGTGGTCCAAGTGGACGTTCCCGGGTGTGACCAAGATCCTCGATTTCGGGTTCGTCTACTCGCAGCTCTTCCTTGTGTTTGAGCGGAATGGAGAGGCGGTGCTTGAAGCCATGGACATCCAGCCGGGTGGCATCGACATTAAGCAGGACTTCGTCACGCACCTAGATCGCCGCTTCGTGGTCAATCCGGGTGCCGCTGAGTACGACGCCTATCTCGACCGGACCTATGTCCCGATGGAGCTGGATATCACCACCGACGACTACGTGTGTGTGACTGCCGGCTCCGACGAAAGGGTGATCGAACCGGGAATTGCCCTGCAGATCATAGAGAGCGGGGCCGACTTCGTGGTGGTTCCCGGCGACGTGACGCAAGTCCCGTTGTACTTCGGCATCCCCTACGAGATGCGGTTCAGGCTCTCCACGATCTACATCCGTCAGGAAAGCCGAGGAGGGGGCATGGCAGCAGTCGCAGAGGGACGCCTCCAGCTCCTTCAGTTGCTCTTCCAGTTCTCCAAGACGGCCTTCTTCCGGGTCGAGATCACTCCGCTGGCTTCTGCCACCCGTCAGTATTTCACGAACGGGCGCATGATGGGCGACCCCGAGAACCGAGTGGACATGATCCACCTGAGCGACGGTTCCTTCCGCATCCCGATCCTCTGCCGGAACGACCGGGTCAAGATCGAAATCGTCAACGACAGCTATCTGCCCTGCTCAATCCTGAGCGCCGAGTGGATAGCCAACTACGTGAGAAAGTCGCAACGCCTTTGAAACCACACTATCGCAGGGCCACGGTGGCTGATGCTATCGTCCTGGCCCCGCGTCTTCGTGAGGCTGACAAGGACGAATACAGGGCCTACCTCGGGATGGAACCTGAGGTGGCTCTGGCACTCGACATCGCCAACAGCACCGGAGAGAACTGGGCAATGATCGGATCGGACGGAGAAGTCTTCGGGCTCTTCGGGATCGATGCGGTTGACCAACATCCCACCTTCGGGATTGTCTGGATGCTCTCTTCTCCCGACATCTTCAAGTACCGCCGAGAGTTCATCAAGGCCACTTCCGCTGCACTCGAAATGCTGCACGGCAAGTTCCCCCTTATCGGCAATCACATCGACGCCCGTAACACGGTCCACGTCCGCTGGCTCAAAAGGCTTGGCTTCTCATTCCTGAGGACCATCCCTGAGTTCGGGGTCGAGCGTCGTCCCTTCCACGAATTTGCAAGACTGAGGTCACCCGAATGTGTCATCCAGCCCTAGCTATGGCCGTTGGGCAATTCGCCATGTCTGCCGTTTCAGGCGTCGTCGGTTTCGGCGCTGAGAAGTCTCAGTACGAGGCTCAGAAGCAGAACTACGCCAACAACCGGGTCGCTGCCAACGCGGCTGCCGTGGGGCAATACGCCTCCGTCCAAAACAAGCAGCTACAGGAAACCAAGGCCGCTTCTCAGGAACTCCAGAACGTCCAGACTGAGGCCCTTCAAGCAAGGTCCACGGCTGCCGTCGCTGCTGCCGAAGGTGGCGTGACAGGTCTCTCGGTCGATTCCCTGATCGCTGACTACTACGGACAGGAAGGCCGCTACGAGCGCACCCTGTCGAACAACCACCAGATACAGTCGGACTACCTCCGGGGTGAGATGGAAGGAACTCAGGCTCAGGCCGAGAGCCGCATCAACTCCGTGGATCAGCCGCAGAAACCATCCTTCGCTGGCACAGCCATCCGTATCCTCTCGGGCGGCATGGACGCCTTCAGTGGATATCAACGCACCAAGCAAGGGACTTCTTAATGGCCCAACAGGGACGAGTTCAGGTACGGGATTTGCAGTCGGACATTCGGCTGCGACCCGCTCCTACGCAATCAGACACATACGTAGCACCAGCCCAGTTGAAGGGTGATCAGAACCTCACGAGGCTGTCTGATGCCCTCGGTTCTTTCTCGAACTCGCTGGGCAACCTCGTCCCTGTGATGGGCAAGGTCGACAAAGCAGCCCGGGAGCGGGACGAAGCTCTCTTCCACAAGACCATTGCCGGTAAGACCCTTCCGCAGGTCCGTTCGGACATCGCCGAGGGCCGCATGATGGTCACCGACGACAAGTTCGCCAACGCTGCCCGCCAGACTGTCTATGGCAGCAAGTGGGCGCAGGGCCTTGCGTCAGACACCGATGCGCTCCTCTCGACCGAGTTCGACTGGGATAGCGGTGACCCGGAGGCCTACCTCGCAGAGAAGTTCAAGGCTGGCATCGAAGGTTCCGGCCTGACTGACCCGAACGCCATCTCTTCGGCGGCACGGTCGTGGGACCAGTACAAGTCCTCCGTTCTCGCCAAGCAAGAGAAGTACCGGATAGACCGGACGAACGAGAGCAACGCCGACACAGCCTTCACGGTAGTCCACGACAAGGCTTCCGAGTGGATCGGCATGGAGATGAAGCCATCCGACTTCGCTGAGAACATGACCCGTATGCGCTCCGAGCTGGGCATCAAAGGTTCCCTTGGGGCCAGCGATGAGATGCTCGATCAGCAGTACCTCAATGCCGCCGATCAGCTCGTCTCGACGCACCCGGAATACGCCGCAGCAATCCTCGACGCCGAATACACCGGGCGTGGGGGCAAGACCTCCCTGTCCAGCCAGCGGGCCTACAACGACCGCGTCCTCCAGATCAAGGCGAACGCTGCCAAGGCCATCGGGGAGCGCAACGACAAGAACACCCTGATCGCTGTTGGCACTGACGCCGACGCTCTCTTGATGAACGACCACCTCGACCGAGTCACCGACTTCACCTACACCGACCGCGAGGGCGAGCAGAAGACGGTCAACGCCAAGGCCATCAAGGAGGAAGCCTTCAACCGCTACCTCGAACGGTCGCCTCAGATCGCGGCGCTCGACAAGGAGAACCCGCTCAAGACACGAGCCCGGGAACTCCGTAAAGCCCAGTTCGCGGGCATCGAGCATCCGCGCATCAAGGCTGCCGTAACGGGCATCGCCAGCGCAGCTTCACCGGACCTCATGCAGGACCCGGAAGCGATGGGCACGTTCATGGAGAAGGTCAACACCGCTCGGTGGCTGCAGGACAGCTCCAAGAATACCTACATCGCCTACACGAACGAAGCCGACCGTGACTTCATGGAGAGCTTCCGCATCGCCAAGGATGACATGACCGGCGATGATGGCCGACAGTTCTCCGACAGCGCGGCTATGGAGTTCGCTATCCGCACCTCCCAGCCTCTGGCAGTGGATGGCCTGAACTTCACCCGGGACCAGAACGACAAGATCGACAGCTCCGTCAAGTCACTGGCAAGCGAACCGGACTGGCTCAGCGGCCTCCTCGGGGACCGTAGCACGACCCCATGGAACGCAGCAGCGGCTCAGAACCGTGTTGCCAACATCGCCAAGCGCCTCGTGCGTGGGGGCATGGATCAGGACAAGGCCATCGACCGGGCGACCGAGAGCGTCAAGCGCAACTCGATCACCTACAACGGCAGCCTGTTGCAGCTCGGCAAGGCGGCTCTACCGGAGAACTACCGGGAGACCTTGGACGACATGATCGGCACCTTCGCGACGAAGAACCCGGGTGTCCTCAAGGACCGCGACATCGACACGGGCGACATCACCATCCTGCCCATCGGGGACATCAACGTCTCTGGTGGTCGGTTCGCCCTGTTCGACAAGGACACCGGCTCCTACCTGATGGACGACAAGTCTGGCCAGCCCTACTTCGTGACCCTCCAGTCGATCCGTGACAGGTCCCGACAGATGGGCGACGAGAAGTTCCGCAAGGCCGCTGACGAAGTCTCCGTCAAGGGCGTGATCGCGGCGCGTGGCCTAGAAGCCCGTGAAGAGGACGGCAAGACCTTCTATGTCGATCCGAACACCCGCGAGACGTTTGACATCACTGTTCCTGAACCGGGTGCCAAGCCCATCGTCAAGAACCGTAGCAAGCGCATCTCGACCCGTGGGGTAACTCCCGAGGCAATCAAGAACCTCAGGAAGGCGACAGCCAGCCCGACGACTACGGAAGAGCCCGAAGACCGGCTCGACAAGCTCCGAGAGGAACAGCGCAAGAACGCTGAGAGCCTCGGCTTCAATCTCGACCGTTAACCCAACAGGCCCTCTGGATCACTCCCGGGGGCCTTTTCAATTTCACCCATGAGGTCCAATGAACCAAGAACTTAAAGACGCCCTCATCGAAGGCGGCAAGCAGTACGGCCTGAACCCGACCGACGTGGCGACGGCAATGTCCTATGAGACAGGCGGAACATTTGACCCGTGGAAGAAGGGTCCGACGACCCAGTGGGGCCAGCACCGTGGCCTGATCCAGTGGGGTGAAGCGCAGCGCAAGCAGTACGGCATCACCCAAGAGACCTCCGTCCGCGATCAGGTCTTGGCCTCCTACAAGTACCTTGCCGACCGTGGCGTCAAGTCTGGCGACGGTCTGCTCCCGATCTACGCGGCCATCAACGCGGGCAACGCCAAGAACATCCATGCCACCGACGAGAACAACGGCGGCGCTCCAGGCACCGTCATGGACAAGGTTCGCGATCAGATGGTCGGTCACCAGAAGAACGCAGCGCGTCTCATGGGTGGCACCTTCGCGCCGGTAACGGTTTCCAGCGATCCTGCCTCCGAGAGCGCTGACATCGGCAATACCTCCGTGGAAGTCCCGACGTGGCAAGCGAATACGCCCCGGGCCCCCGAAGTGGAGACCGAAGACGCGGGCTGGTGGCAGCTCCAGAAGGACGCCTTCAACACCCAACAGACGCTGCCGTGGCTGATGGATGACGACAAGGCTCTTGCTCCTGACCCGAACTGGGCCATGGACACGAACCGCCTCAAGACCGACATGGAAGAACGGGGCATTCCCGCGACTGACATCGATCGATACGCCTCGCGCCTCGAAAGCGTCTCTGAGGCCGACTATCAGGACAACCTCGGGCGTGTGAAGGTGGACTTCGACCGGCACCAAAGGCTGGCTCAGGCTGGCATGACCGGCACGTTCCTCCAGATCGCCAATCAGGTACTCGACCCGGTCGCTCTTGCAGCCGACATCGCAGCCTCCACAGTGGCTCCGCAGCTCGTCCTAGCCAATCGTGCTCGGCGTGTCTCGGGCGTACTGATGGGTGCCGTGAGCGGCGCAGCGGGTGGCTTTGCGTCCGAAGCTGTTGCTGCCTCCGTCAACCCGAACCGCGACAAGATGGACATGCTATATGGCACTGTCTTCGGTTTCGGCGTCGGTGGCGTCGTCGGCAAGATGATGGGCAACCCGGCTGTCGCAGCGGAAGCTGTCCAGCTCCAGAAGGCCGGTCAGAACGCCGTGGCTACCTATGAGGGCCCGTCCATCGGGAACTCCGTGGGTGCTGCTCGGGCTCCGATCAACGAACCGTTCCTCAAGGAAGAGGGCCTCGGCCTTCTCGATGAGCGGGACTTCGATGAGACCTTCGGCGGCATGATGCGGCCTGACCTATCGGCTCGCCTCCAGCGGTCCAGCAATGTCGTCACCAAGGCGGGCGCTGGGCTGGTTCAGGATGGCACCGGCAAGGCGGACGGGGCGCTTAACCCTATCGCTGCCTCCGAGGACATGACCCGTCTCCACGACGAGATGGTGACCACCGAAGCTCGGACCTACAACGTCCAGCTCAAGGAGTTCGCCAAGGGCAAGCAGGGTGGTCGGGACGAGATCGAGCGGGACTTCAGCCGTAAGATCGACGCCTACATCCGCGACCGTAAACCGGGCCGAGCTGAGCGTCACGAACCGGCAGTCATCAAGGCTGGCGACAAACAGGCTGAGCTTTACGCCGAGGCCCTTAAGATGCAGCAGAGCCCGTTCTACCGGGAAGGCATCGACGGTCGCGCCGTGATGGGCACCGAGACGATCCCGAACGATCCGCACTATGCACCCCGCTACTGGGAAGCTCAGCGTATCGTCATGGTCCGCTCGCAGTACCAGAAGGGCACCATCGAGAGCCTGATCAAGAAGTCGATCATGTCCGCTCAGTCCAACATCGACGACGGTGTGGCAACCCGCCTGTCCGACGCCTTCACCAAGGCAATCGTGAACCGGGCCCATGGCCTAGAAGACCTCACATCCCATGCGCTCTCGGGCGACAAGATGGATGTCCTGATCGACCTCCTTAAGGACGAATACGGTCTGAAGGGTGCCGACGCTGAATACCTCAGGAACACCTTCCGCCATCACAAGTCGGACGCCGGTCGGGACGCCTCGAACAAGCGCCGCCTGTTGATCGACGAGGAAGCCCGTCTGGACAACCCGCTCCGCATCGACGGCACGGTTGACGAGCAGGGGATCAGCATCACTGACCTCATCTCGACGGACGCTCGAACCAACTACCAGCGCTACATGCGTTCCAGCATGGGCCGGGTTGCCTTGGCTCGTTACCGCTTCAAGGACCCGCAGACCGGCGAATTGCTGATCAACGGCTTCACCAGCGATGGCGAGTTCAACCAGTATCTCAAGCTGGTCAGGGAGAAGAACGCCGATCTGGTCAGCGAAGGTAAGATCACGAAGGAAGCCGGGGAGCAGGATATCAAGCGCCTCCAGTTCGCCTATTCCACTATCCTCGGTCGTCCGACCAGCGAGATGGAAGCGACAAACTTGGGCTGGTTCCTCCGAATGACGCGCAAGTACAACTTCGCCCGCATCATGAACCAAGTCGGCTTCGCACAGATCAGTGAAATCGGGGCACCCATCGCGTCCCTCGGTTGGAAGGCAGCGCTGTCTCAGGCTCCGGCCCTACGGCGTGTCGTCACCGACGATGGTGAGACTATCCTAAAGTCGGGCCTCGCGGACGACCTAGAAGTCCTCATCGGGGTCGGCACTGATCGCCTTCGGGCAACCTCCGACTACCGCGTGGATGACCTTACAGGCATTCATGAGGAACCGACCGGCAACTGGCGTGACCACGTCGAGGGCTTCCTGAACAAGACGAACCGGGTCACCTCGGAAATCTCAGGGCTCACTCAGGCGAACATCATGTTGGAACGTTGGACCGGCGCTATCATCGTCCAGAAGTTCGCCAACATGGCAACCAAGGGCGGGAAGGGGATGTCGAAGGCACGTTTGGCCGACCTCGCGCTCGACGAAGGCATGACCACCCGCATCATGACGATGTTCAACACCGAGGGGAACTTTGAGTTCACCAAGGGTGTCATCTCGGGTCGCAAGGTAGTCCGCGCTCACTTCGACAACTGGGCGGATAAGGAGGCCCGTCAGGCTTTCATCTCGGCCGCCCATCGACTGGCCGGTCAGATCATCCAGAAGAACGACGTCGGCAACATGGCTATGTGGATGTCTCATCCCATCGCGAAGTCCTTCATGCAGTTCCGGTCGTTCATGGTCGGGGCCTACTCCAAGCAGACGCTCAAGGCTCTCAACTTCAGAGACGCTCAGGCGTTGAACCATCTGGTCCTCACCATGGGCTTCGCTGGCGCGTCCTACGTCGCCCAGATGAAGGTCCAGTCGTTGGGCAAGGAGAACAAGGACGAATGGTTGGCTGAACGGCTGAGCCCGAAGAACATCGCTGCGGCGTCGTTCGCAAGGTCAGGCCCGTCGTCCATCGTTCCGCTGCTGGTGGACACGACCCTCACGGCAACTCGGCAGGACCCTTGGTTCTCACACACGAGAACGACCGGTCAGGCCTCCGATGCCTACTTCGGTAACCCGACAACGGGTGGCGTGGACGACATCTTCCAAGCGATCAGGTCCATGAAGGGTCTGACCGAGGACCGCGAATGGTCGCAGGAGGAAGTCAAGAACCTCGTCCGTCCGATCATCTTCGGGAACTCGCTGCCAGTCGTCCTGGGCCTCAACCACATCATCGGCGGAATGCCTGAACGGGCACCTCGCTAAGCAGACAAACGCTCACCTTCACGGGCCCTCGGGATAAATCTCGGGGGCCTTTCTCATTTCAGATAAGGAAAGAGATTGACTTCACCGCTTAAGACCATCGTGTTCTACGACGCAGATGGATCGACCAAGGATTTCACCTTCGACTTCCCGTACATCAACCGGGATCACGTCAAGGTCTACATCGACGACGAGCCTTACGGCGACTTCGTTTGGATGGGAGCATACGCGCTCCGCTTCAATACCAATGCCCCCGCCGACACCAAGGTCAAGATTTGCCGCATCACGACCCGGGACACACCTCTGGTCACCATCGCGGACGGCTCCTCGCTCCGAGCGGTTGATCTCAATACGGCAGCTCTACAGGCTCTCTTCGTGGCGCAGGAGGCCGACGACATCGCCGTTCACATTCGGACGGGCTCGATCATTGCCCCTGATAGTGACGCTGGTATCGTCAATCTGATCATCCCGTCTATCGAGGACCGTCGCAACCGCGTCATGGGCTTCGACGACAACGGTGCCTTCAAGATTTACACCGAAGCCGACATGCCCAAGGGCCCTCAGGGCGATCAGGGTCCGGTTGGCGATCAGGGCCCTCTTGGTGCCGAAGGTATTCAGGGGCCTCAGGGTCTTCAGGGTATTCTAGGTCCGCAGGGTCCGCAGGGCATCGAAGGCATCACTGGACCGCAGGGCCCTCAGGGCGAGACTGGAGAGCGCGGCCCGTCCTTTGAAGTTGAAGCCTTCGGGGACACCTCCGAGCGGGATCAATACGACACCCAGCCGGAAGGCTTCTCGTATCTCAACCTCACCGAGAGCCAGATGTACTTCAAGCTCTCCAGCACCTCGGGCGACTGGTCCGCTGGTGTGAGCTTCGGTCAGGGTCCGACTGGTATTCAGGGCGTCATGGGTCCGCAGGGCGTCGTTGGTCCTCAGGGGCCGATTGGTGTCACTGGGCCGCAGGGCGTTCAGGGTCCTCAGGGCGTCGTTGGCGCGACTGGATCACAGGGACTGGTTGGTGCCGTGGGTAGCCCCGGGATGGTCTGGGAGGGCACGTGGTCCAGCTCCATCACGTACCATTACCGCGATGTCGTCTACTACAACGGCGAGAGCTTCTTCCATCACAACCAGACCAACAGCTTGAACAAAGTCCCGACCGATGCCGCTTACTGGTCGAAGGTAGTCGCCAAGGGCGTTGGAGCGACTGGCCCGACTGGCCCGACAGGTCCGACTGGTCCTCAGGGTTCTCAGGGCAGCGCTGGTCCGACTGGTTCGCAAGGTCCGACTGGTCCTCAGGGTCCTGCTGGTCCGAAGGGTTCTCAGGGTGACACCGGTCCTGCTGGTGGCTTCGACGTCTACACGGGGTCGGCTAACGCGGCCACGACGTTCCCTATCGGCCACAACATCTTCTGCATCGACGTAGACGGTCTGCCTCGCAATGGTTCGACCGTTCCGCGCCTCGATACCGGCGACGTGAACCGATACCGGAACAACGGAGCCGGAGCCGTCTTGGCTGGGACTTGGCGTGTCCGAGGAATTGAAGACCAGTCCGGAGTTCGACACGCACTCACACAAAGGACAGCCTAATGGCAACATTCATCGACCTTCTGGCCCTTGCTCATACGCAGCAGGACAGCGTCTACATCGCAACCATCATCGCTGATCTTGACGATGACGGCACCCACGAGACTGTCAGCTACGGCGTCATCCCGAATGACTTCGAAGGCATCGCCGGGCAAGTCCATGACGCTATCCGTGAATGGAAGCTCAGGGGCAACCCTATCGCGCCTTTCGTACCGCCGACCGTGGAGGAGCTTCGGTCTTGGCTCCCCACGCTAACCCGCCGTCAGCTCCGTCGCGTATTGCTCCTCGTGGGCATCGACGAAGCAGCGATCGAACTTCACCTCTCGGATGACCCCGATGGCCTGATCGAATGGGAAGACGCCACCTACTACCGCCGTCTCCACCCGCTCGTCATCCACCTCGCACAGACCCTCAATCTACCCCCGGAACAGGTTGATAGCCTGTGGGCGTACGGCCTTTCGCTCTAACGCGCGGCCCAACCAAGAAAGAACAATGGAACACACAACTACGGTGGTCGCAGCTTCGGCTGTGGCTACCCCCGTATGGCTCCCTTGGCTGGCAACCGCATCAGAAGTTGCAGCCGTCGTAGCGCCTATCCTCGGTGTTCTCTGGCTCTGCGTCCAGATCACCTCCAAATCCATCGAAACTTACAAGAAATTCAAGGAGCGTAACGATGAGTAAGCGCACCGATAGCAAGGCCATGGAAAGCCTGTTCGATGTCTTCGCTGACACCCTCAGGGAAATGATCGCCAACGGCAAGACAGTTGTCGACAAAGAAGGTGAGATCATCAAGCTAACCCCTGATGCTGCCTCCCTAAATGTCGTCCGACAGTTCCTCAAAGATAACGGCCAGACCGTCCTCCCGGGCATGAACAAGGCCGTCAATGACCTCGCCTCCACCCTGCCGTTCGACGGCTCCGAATACAACGAAGAAGGATATGTGAATTAATGGACATCACCGCACAGGACACCTTTACCCCAGCCGTCCTTATTCAGGGCGAAGACACGTTCGACATTTCCGTCTCGGGCACCTTTGTCGCGACCGTAGTGGTCCAGCGCTCCAAGGATAGCTCGGCGTGGGTCGATCTGGAAACCTTCACGGTTCCGACTGAGAAGTCCGGCCGCAGCGGCTCCGCATGGTACTACCGCATGGGCGTCAAGACTGGCGGCTTCACCTCGGGCACCATCAAGGTCGAGCTGTTCGCCTAATGACTTTCTTCAACTCGATCCTGTTCGACGTCCTAATGTCGTCTACGGCTCTCACTTCCCCTCCGGTCGAACCGCCTAACGAATATCAGGTGGTTGGTTCCCGGGGCGAGAGCATGACGCTTGAGGGCGGCAACACGGTCTCCACCAACAACATGCAGATCAGCCGCACCCGGCAGTACATCGGGAGCGCCGACGTGTCGGAGATAAAGCTGGTCTATCAGGGCTACTGGCTAGACGCCGTGGGTGAGGTTAACGCCACCAACGGGTACACCATCCGAGCCAACGTTGAAATCGACGGCGTGTCCGTTCAGGTCGAGTTCGGCGGCAACCGTAATGGCACCGTGGCATCTGGCGAACCGTTCTATCAGAGCGACGCCTTGCTGCCCTCCGACTTCGGCCTTTCAGTGTTCCCTGCGGGGAAGCTCTTCTGGGTCCGATCTGAGCGTAACGTGGTCACGGGCGGCAAGTTCATGTACGGCCAGTCCACCTCCTACACCAACGCGATCAGCGGCGAGAGCCACCTCTACGGGGGCGACACATTCCCGTCGCAGCTCGATGCCACCGGGGCCCTGACTGAGACGAACGGCTGGGCAGCGCTAACCCGCGTCTGGACCCCGCTCTGCGTCATCGGGAAGCCCGTCACCAAGATGATGGCTGTCGGTGTCATCGGTGCGTCCATTGAGAACGGCGTGGGTGAGAACTCAGGCGACGGCTTTAACGACGGCGGCGGATACATGCGGCGTTCCCTCGCGAGCGTTGACGGTGTGCCTCTGGCCCGCATCAGCCTTGCGAAGTCCGGTGAAAGCGGCAAGACATTCGTGTCGAGCTACTCCAAACGTGCTGTGGCCCTAGGCTACGTGACGCACGCCTTCGCTTGCCACGGCGGTAACGACTACTCGGGTGGCGAGAGCTGGCCCAACACGTTGCCCCGTCTGCGACAGGCGTGGGATATCCTCAGGGATGCTGGTGTCCCGAACGTCCTGCAGTACGCGCTGAGCCCTAAGACGGACAGCACCGATAGCTGGGCGACCGTCGAGAACCAGACGCCGCGCTGGGGCTACGACCTCGCTGGGGATTGGTTCGGCACCGGTAATGCCACCTTGGCAGCCGATGTGGCCACCGACGCCAACCTCGACGGCTTCATCAGCCTCGCTCCGGCTCAGGTTGATGCGACCTATCAGGACCGCTGGAAAGCGCCTCCGACAGCATCGATCGACGGCACCCATCCGCACATCGAAATTCACACGTCGATGGCGACCCTGAACTCGCAACTCTTGTCTCCCATAAAGAGGGACTATGAGGGCTACTTCATGCGTCTCGTAGCGCGGACCATGGGGCCGGGTAACGATGGTCAGGCGCTCACAGCGGGCACCACGGCGGGCGTCGTATCGTCGAACCACTCATACACCAACGAGAGCGGCGCTATCCTCACCACGCTTGCCACCGTGTTCTCGGGCTTCACAGCGGTCAACAACGCTGCGGAGGCCAACTGCCCGGTCGATTACCCGATCACCGCTACGGTCGAGTATCCGGTCGGCGGTGCCGTCAAGAGTTTCACCTTCGGGGGCTCGAACACGGGAACGGTTCCGGCTGGGGCACCGGCTTACTTCTCTGACGAGATTACGCTGACCACTCCGATCCCCATCGGGGCCACCTTCAAGATCGCCATCGCAGCCGACCTGGCTGTTGGTCAGAAGGTCCCGATGTCTCGCGACAGTGTGACCGCAGCCTTCCGTCCTTCGGGCATCGTATCGACGCTCCGTGGGGACTTGAACCGGTTCGTTCCGTTCGCACTCGGGGACAGCATCTTCACCAACGACGGCTTGCCGCCCCTAGCCCAAGCGGCTGGTGTCTGCCCGTTGTTCCAGTTGTCGATGATCGGCGCGACCCTCTACCAGAACGTCAACAACTACACCAAGCGTCTGGCGCTGGCGAAAGCCCTCGGTTGCACCCATGCAATCGTGAACTACCAGACCAACGACCACAACGCCGGTCGGACCTATGCTCAGATGACAGCCGATGCTGCCTCCCTTTCGGATCAGTTCGCTGCCAACGACATGAAGACGATCTGGACCACCGGTACGCCGGTCGCCAGCGTAACCGCCGTGTCTGGCACCAACATGTCAGCTTCGGGTGGCTCGATGGTCGTAACCGTCCCCAACGGGGCGCTCTTCCTCGCTGGCCAGTTCGTGGGTGTCGTTGGTGCGTCTCCTGCAGCGGCTGCTGGGCGCAAGCTCATCACTGCCGTCAATGGAAACGTCCTGACGCTGTCCGCAGCCAATGTCCCCGATGGAGCTGTTACAGGCACCATCACGATCAACCGGTACTACAACTATTCGTCCCAACAGACGGCTGGTTCTGGCAACTTTGCCGGTGGCACTTCGTCCATCTGGTACCTGTTCTCAGAGTGGGTTCGTTCGCACCCGGGCAACATTATCGACCACATCGAGCTGACGGACCTCCTCGCAGAGAGCCGCACGGTATCGAAGTGGAAGACTGTGCCTGATGCGTACCTCCGAGCTGATAAGGCGTTGCTCACGGTCTCCTCGATCACCTCGACGACGCGCTTCAACTACCCCTCGGATGGCGACACCACGACGAACAACTGGTGCAACGGTGGGGCGGTTATCTGGCTCACTGGGGCCAACGCGGGCGTGGCAAGCACTCTCAGCGGCAACTCTGGGCTTCAGCTCATCCTGTCCTCGGCCCTCTCCAACATCGCCATTGGGGACACCTTCGCGATCTCCCTCGGCACGACCGGGCGAATGTCCGAAGACGGTACCCACCCGCGTGTCTCGTACACATGGGGCGGTGGCCCTTCGATGGGCGCGGCAATCAAAGCCAAGCTCATAGCCGTCGAGGCTGCACTCTAACGACACTGCCTCAGGGCGGGCTCTAGGTCGATCCCCATCAACCACTGCCCCAAGCTCACAACGCTCGCCCTGAGCGATCCTCACCCATCCCACAGCACACCAAGGAGCTTATGTCCGAAGCAGCCTTGCGGTCGAGCACGACGCTGAGTTCAGCCGATCCTCTCCGCAATTTCAAGAACTTCCTCTTCCTCGTCTGGAAACACCTCGCACTTCCTGTTCCGACGAATGTTCAATACGACATCGCAGACTTCCTTCAGCATGGCCCGAAGCGCTCGATCATCGAAGCCTTCCGTGGCGTTGGGAAATCCTGGGTCACCTCGGCCTTCGTGTGCTGGCTCCTCTACTGCAACCCGCAGCTCAACATCCTCGTCATCTCGGCCTCAAAGCAGCGCTCCGACGACTTCTCGACCTTCACCCTTCGCCTCATCTTTGAGATGGAGATGCTGGCCCACCTGAGGCCCACCAACGATCAGCGTATGTCCAAGGTGTCATTCGACGTTGGACCCGCTCGCGCCTCTCACGCCCCCTCTGTCAAGTCGCTGGGCATCACCTCACAGATCGCCGGCTCACGCGCTGACGTTCTCATCGCGGACGACATCGAAGTCCCGAACAACTCCGACACCCAGCTCAAGCGCGACAAGCTCTCCGAGCAGATCAAGGAGTTCGACGCCGTTCTCAAGCCCGGTGGCCGCATCATCTACCTCGGCACCCCGCAGACCGAACAGTCGATCTACAACCTCCTTCCCGACCGTGGCTATCAGGTCCGCATCTGGCCAGCCCGTTATCCCGACGAAGAGCGCCGCGCCAAGTACGGCTCTAAGCTGGCCCCCAGCATAGGCAGGAAGCTCGACAAGGACCCGGACCTAGTGGGCTACTCCACGGACCCGCAACGCTTCACTGACGAAGACTTGGCGGAACGTGAGCTGTCCTATGGGCGCTCTGGCTTCTCCCTCCAATTCATGCTCGACACCAGCCTGTCGGACGAGGACAAGTTCCCCCTCAAGCTGTCCGATCTGATCGTCATGGGTCTGAACCCGAAGAAGGCTCCTCGCGAGATTGTCTGGGGCTCCGGTCCCGATCAGGTCATCGAGAAGCTGCCGATGGTTGGCCTTCCGGGTGACCGCTGGCATCGCCCGATCTTCCACGACAAGGAGTTCCTCGACTACGAAGGCACTGCCATGTACGTGGACCCGTCAGGTCGCGGTAAGGATGAAACCTCGTGGGCTGTCGTGAAGATGCTCCACGGTACCCTCTACCTGACCCACGTAGGGGCGGCGAGGGGCCACGGCTACTCTGATGACGTTCTGGATAAGATCCTCTCCTGCGCCAAGCAGCAGGGCGTGAACACTCTTCTCGTCGAGCCCAACATGGGTGACGGGATGTTCGCACAGCTCCTCCGCGCTCGGGCCCAGCTCCAGTACCCGGTATCGATCGAAGATGCCGACTGGGCCAAGTCTCAGAAGGAAGCTCGGATCATCGACACTCTTGAACCGATCATGAACCAGCACCGTCTGGTGGTCTGCGCCTCGGTCGTGGACTTCGACTATGACAGCACCGCCTCCTACTCCACCGACGAGGTGAACAAGTACCGGCTGTTCTATCAGATGACCCGGATCACAAGGGCTCGTGGCTCTCTGGCCCATGACGACCGTCTCGATGCTGTTGCTGGCTGTGTCTCCTATTGGCTGGACTACATGTCTCGGAACACGACGGTGGCCGTAGAGCAGAGGAAGCAGGAGCTGATCGACGCTGAGCTTGAAAGGTTCATGGAGGTAGCCCTCGGGTCTTCGTTCCACTCAGCCCCTCGGTGGTTCTAAGGGCTCCCTCTAGGCTCCCTGTGGGATGCATCAATTAAGCATTCCACTAGGACCTTCCCATAAGGTTCCCCTAAGGTACCCTTAAGGTGACACCTGAGAGACATCATCAGGAGACCCTTAAGTGACACCCGAGAGGGAACCGAAGGGGCAGGGAGACACAGGACACAGAGAGAAGAGAACCCTAGAGGTGCTTCAGGGTGCCCAGTCGTTTGGCGCTCATGGCGTTCAGGAGGTCCACCAGATCGTCCACCTCATCCACCTTCAGGCAGTCTAGGCAGACACCCTCGAACCAAGCTGGGTGCCCGGTGAAGATATCTATCACCGACCAATAGCCGTCCTTCGTGTTTCGGCTTACGGAGAACCTGAGGGTGGTCATGGGGCATCCTAGCACCCGGAATGTTTGGATGAAATATCTGAGCGACCCAATCGGAATAGCAGCACGCGCGGTGACCCCCCTCCACCCCCTTCGATCTGGCCACGTCATGGCGCGTTCATTCTCCCATTGTCACACCCATTGTCACGCCGTCGCCAATTCCCCAATGAAATCAAGGCAATCCGCTAGATGTGGTATCCAGTGTTAGGGGGCAGGGGCCATATGGGGCAGGATAAGGGGCACCAAACGACACATTAGAGAGGGTCAGGGGCTTGTCAGGTATGTTCGGGCGTCTCTCTCCCAATCGGTGTCTTTTGGTCTCATGGCACCTCTAGGCGCACCGATAGGGGCAGCGCATGGTGACTTGATGGGGCAGCGCATGGTGACCGGAAGGCGCACCCATAAGCATCCTCTAATTGACACTATGTCACAATTTGACCCAGCGGCAGCGTCGGCGACTAGCTGGCGACCGATTGCAGGGGCAGGGGACCATTAGAACACGCTAACTGACATAATGTCACAAAATGACCCGGCGATATCGTGGGGCACACATAAGGAAGCACGAATGGACGCGATAGAAGGCCTCTTCAAAGCTCTTGCGATTGGCGGTCTCTTATATGCCGCGTATCGGTGCGGCGTTAAGGGCGACCATACCGGCGCGTATTGCCTTCTCTTTATCGCGTTCGGCGTGTTCGTCGGGATATCGGGCATTATGGGAGATGATCCGTACACCGAGTAGCACCCTAGGGCAGCATTAAGGGGCAATCTATCGATAACCCTGGCCAAATCAGGGCTTCACCTCCTGTAAGTCATTGATCCACCTATATAATCTCTGTCAAATCGCCTCTATAATTCCTCCATTTCTGGAGATTTATGGCAGTTAGCGGTTTATCTGTCGTTTTTTATCTCCCAATGATTTCATAGGCTTATCAGTTATTTTCATTTTATTCCAATATCTCCATTTACGTAGCTAATCCACAATCGTATCTTTCAATCACACCAGACGAACGGCTTGACCGGGGCTCTGGTGGGGCCTCCGGGCTCGGTGCCAAGGGACTGACAACCCCTTGTGTTCTTTGAAAGCGGCCAGCCGCACTGAATACCTACAGGCCGCACCTCAGGGCAGAAACTGAGGGACCACGTAGCACCGCAGATAGAGTGCAAACGCCTAGGACGTTGTCCTTGGTTAGCGTCCACGGTTCGCCGTGTGGCCCTAGCCAACCACAACCCAAAAGGGGATAACCATGTTCGCTGGAACACTGATCCGCTCAGGCAATAACGCAAAGACGGTCAAAGGTGACGGCGAGTTTGAAACCGCCATCATGTACTTGGCACCGTTCAATCTCTCCGGTTCGAATGTTTGCCCGATGGCTGAGCAAGCCGGTTGCATCGCTGGCTGCCTTAACACTGCCGGTCGCGGTCGGATGTCAAACGTCCAACTGGCCCGCATCAACAAAACGAAGCGCTACCTTGCCAGCCGCACGGCTTTCATGGCTGAGCTAGCCGCTGACCTAGAGGGCTTTGTCCGCTACTGCGCAAAGAAGGGCGTGAAACCTGCAGTCCGCCTTAACGGCACCTCTGACATTCAGTGGGAAGTCGCCCATTATGCCAGCCGTGGCGAGCTACGCGGTTCGGTCTTTGAATTGTTCCCTGAGGTGCAATTCTACGATTACACGAAGGTCTATAAGCGGGTTTACCGTGAGTTGCCTTCGAACTACTCGCTGGTCCTGAGCTACTCGCAAGCTAACCCGGCCTATGCCGCTGCCGTCCTCAAGGCTGCCAAAGAGACAGGCGCTAACATGGCCGTGGTCTACCGCACCGCTGCCGCTCGCCAGTCGGCTGCCGATCATCTTTGGACCCGCGACGACGAAGTGTCGGTCTGGACCCGCTCGGTCTTCAATGGCGACGACACGGACTTGCGCTTCACGGACCCCAAAGGCGTCATCGTCGGGCTCTACGCTAAAGGTGCTGCCAAGGGCGACACTTCCGGCTTCGTCGTGGGCTAACGCCTCCACTTTTGGAACTGCTACAAACCCGGTGACATCGTCGGCCAGCCTCCAGCGGTTGGCGGTGTCGCTCGGCAGGAGATGGCCATGCCACGCAAAACCCGCCTGTACTTCACCCTAGTCGCCATCGACGGCACCCCACGCTGCCCATGGGTGGCTGAGTTCGGGGACTATGACGGCACGGCTGTGGAAGCCGAACGCGACGACTTCATCGACCGTGGCTGGAAGCGCCGCGAACTCAAAATCATCACAACCGGCGACACCCAGGCGGAAATCAACGCCGCAATCGCTGACCTGAACAAGGACCTGTGAACATGAGCGGCACCTACTACGTCACGAAGACCGCGAAGGGGCACTGGGCCATGACCCACGCCGCACCCGGCTGGATCACTCCGCTCGGTACCTTCCCACAACGCAAACAGGCTGTCTTGACGGCTCGGCTTCTGGCCGGTCGCGGCGGCAAGGTGGTGGTGAAATGATCCGCATCCACGAACGCTTCAAGAGCCGCGCTCAGGCGCAAGCCTTCAAGGACACAACCTACAGCCACTACCACCCATGCGGTTATGGCACCTCCCTAACAATCACCGAGACATCGACCGGCTTCACCGTGTCTGGCTCCCGTTATTCCTCCTGCGATTGAGGCACCTATGACCACCTTTGAACAATTCATGGCCGCAAGCGGTTTCCTCTTCTTCTGCCTGTCGATCATCGGCGCGGCCATCTGGTTCAACCAAGCGTGCCCCATGGAGGACAACTAATGGGCCCGAAACTGACCCCTTACGAGAAGTTCCTCCTTGGCTTCGGCGCTGTCCTCTGGATCGTCGCTGTCCTGTCCTTCACCCACGCCATCACCATCTTCTGAGGTCTCCCGATGCACGACATCAACGAACAGTTCTTCACCCTCCCGAAAGCAGCCGCCTTCCGCGCCGCCTACTTGAAGGAGTTCCCGGGCCAGACCTTCGGCACCAACCTCAGGATCGGCTTCATCCGGCGCGAACAGTGCTGGGAAGTAACCGGCCACCGCTTCAACTAATCGACACAAGACATTCTCAAGGAGATTTTGACATGAACGTAGTTACCCTGAACCTCGCCACCCTCGCAGCAGCCGCAGCCGTATCGTCCACCTTTACGGTCGGCCAGACGCTTGTCTTCCAGCCCACGAACCCGACCCGCTTCCGCGCTGAACCGGAGATCGATGTCACGGTTGGCCCGAGGGGCGTGTACTTCGGCGACGACGACCGCCGTTGGGTGGACATCAAGTGGCCCGTGGGATCGCACCAGATCGACGGCGGCTACTACGTCCACGACTTCGTTGCCAAGGAAGACCCGAAGCCGCTCGAACCGACCGCACCGATGACGAAGGCGGTCCTCGACCTGATGCGCCGCAAGGGGGCAATCACCCAGATGGAAGCCCAAGGCGTCCTGCGCTGCCGTGCGCTGCCCCGCCGCATCGCTGACCTCAAGGCCCTTGGTCATAAGATCGTCAGCGAGATGAAGGTGGACACGTCGGGCCAGCGTTACGCCCGCTATCATCTGCAGAGAGAGGCTTCTTTGTAACACCCATGAACCCGTCACCTTTAAATCAACCAGATTGACTAATTTAGAGGTGACAACACAATTCTGCCAAACTAAGGAGCAGGGGCGGTGGTTGAAGAATATCACCGTCAACTGGAAAGTAACAACTTTGGGGCGTACGAGCAACAAATGACCAACGAACAATATAATCATATTAATGAGATGCTAGGGCGCATCGCCTCCGCCCTCGAAATATTGGTACACCCCCCCAAACTGCCCACTTCTGTTGCTGCTCAAGCGCCTGATACCGTTGAAGAAACGACGCTGTCACCTTGGGAAAGTCCGGATGTACCTAAAGGCTTCGATACGGTGGTCAACTTCTTCGCAACCTACCGGCCTAGCGCCTTCGAAATGCTCGACAATCCGATCACGGACACCCAATCGGACGGCTTCTGGTGCAAGCATCAGGCAGTCAAGCGCGGCCTCAAGGTCGTGAAGGTGACGGCCCCCGAAGCGTTCGAGGAAATGGGAATACCTCACGTCAACGCCTACCCAATTTCGCTGCTGCAAGAGCGTCTGGCTGCATAAATTTCCTGCAACGGTGGTGTCTCTGCGCCTAGGTGTCTCCACCGTTGCATCTACTGCTATATTGGAGTACCTGTAATTTCGTATTTATTATTGGAGGATGATAATGACGACTTTAAGCTCACGACAGGCGGATAATAAGACAGCCCGCCGGTTCATCTCTTTCATTGAAGAGTTTCGGAAGCTGAACCCAAAGATGCAAGCGGGGCAGATTAGCCTTTTCTTGCATATCGTAGGAACACCAGACTTGACCATCAAGGAACTGGTGCAGCGTACCGGTCTAGGTGACGGTGGACCCATCACCCGCAAGATCGATGAACTGACCAAGGAATACTACCGGCCTGTCGGTGACGAAATGAAAGCGGTCCCGGGATTGGACCTCGTAGAAACCTACGAAGACCCGAGAGATCGCCGCTTCAAGCGCGTCAGGCCGACCCAAAAGGGCCAGCGAGTGTTCAACACCCTCATCGAACTCCTAGGAAACGGAACATAACCCATGGCTGTACGGAAACGTGGCGACACCTACATGGCTGACTTCATGATAGCGGGCACTCGCTACCGTGAAACTTTCGACACGTCTCCCGAAGCCCAGGCATGGGAGTTGGAGACCCGGGCGGCGCTCATCAAGGGCACTGACCTCCCGGCCACCAAGAATGGTCGCTCCGAAACGGGCGGCTCTCTGGCCATGCTCGGGGCCCTGTTCGACTACACCAAAGAGTACCACTGGGAGAACAACCCGAAGATCAAGGCCCCTGAGACGCAGGTCCAGTCGGCCCGTGAGGCGGTGGAACACTTCGGTCGCAACAAGCTGGTCGCTGAGATCGACACCGACGAGATGACGGACTTCGTTCGGGCCATCGTCCGCTCTGGTCGAACCCACACGACAGCCGACAGGAAACTCGCGGCCCTGTCCAAGATGCTCCGGTTCGCTGCCGAGAAGGGCGTCATCCCGCGTGTCCCGAAGATACCGATGTCGGGGGAGGTGAACGAACGCCTCCGGTTCCTGACGAAGGACGAGGCACAGCGGGTGCTGGCTTACTGGAAGCTGGTCCACGACGAAGAGATGCACGCCTTCACCGTCTTCGCGCTCCACACCGGGGCACGTTCGGGGGCCATTGCGTCGCTCCATTGGGGCTACTTCGGGCCATCCTACCGGACGGTGTTCTTCCCGGGTGGCGATAAGAAGTCACCGGCCCGCACCCTGCCGATGAACGCGATGGCGATTGATGCGGTGAAGACGATGAAGCGTCTCTTCCCCGACAGCAAGGGGCCGTTCGCTCACTTCAAGAAGGATGGCCACCAGCGCACATCGTGGGAGCGGATGCAGGACGCGCTCGACTTCGACGACGTGATCGTCCACACCCTCCGTCATACATGCGCCTCATGGATGGTGCAGCGTGGGGTGGACCTTAAGCGGGTTCAGACGTGGCTCGGTCACAAGCGGATCGAGACGACGCTGATCTACGCCAAGCTCGGAACGGGCGACCTCGACATGTGCGCCGACATTCTTGGCGACATGCTGGAAGCGCCCAAACCACAGCTCTCGCTGGTTTCCGCAGACTAG